TCGCATCATCGCGAGCGCGATCGCGTCGGGCGAGGCTCATGGCAGCACGACTGTCAACAACAGCGGCGGAGCACAGACACTCATCCCCAGCGCCATCGCTTCCGAAGAAGCGATCGGTACGGCCAAGCTCAACCTCCGTCTGCTGATGGCCGCGATCGCATCGCTCGAAGCGTTCGGCGCGACGAATGTCGCGAACCGGCAGATCGTGTCGTCGGCTGGCGCCATCGCTACCGAAGAAGCCATCGGCACCGCCAAGCTCAATCTCCGATTGCTGGTGAACGCCGTCGCCAGTACCGAGGCGTTCGGCACGGCGAAAGTGAACCTCCGTCTGTTGGCGTCCTCAATCGCGAGTCTGGAAGCGATGGGCTCGGCGAATGCGGCTCGCGGGCTGTCACCGAGCGCAATCGCCTCTCTCGAGGCGTTCGGCACAGCGACCCTCAACCTCCGTCTGCTGATGGCCGCGATCGACAGCGCCTATGCCTCAGGCACCACCAAGCTCAACCTGCGTCTGCTGGCTTCGGCAATCGCGAGCCTGGAGGCGTTCGGCTCGCCGAAGCTGAACCTTCGTGTCACTCCGTCGGCAATCGCGTCCGGCGAGGCTTATGGCACCGCCAAGCTCAACCTGCGCGTGTTCCCGAGCGGCATCGCCTCTCTCGAAGCCTTTGGCACCGCGATCGTCAATCTCGTCCAGGCCGTCCAGTCAGCCGGGGCTATCGCCGGAGAGGAAGTCTTCGGTACCGCCAAGCTCAACTTGAGGGTCACGGTCAGCGGTATTGCCGGCGCGGAAGCGTTCGGCACCCCCCTGCTGTCCAGGACCATCACGGTCAGCGGTATTGCCGGCGCGGAAGCGTTCGGCACCACGGCCGTCGTCTTGGTTCAGCAACTCATCGCTGCCGGCATCGAGTCGGGAGAACTACTCGGCGCGGCCAAGCTCAATCAACGACTCGCGATGACCAGTATCGCCGGCGGCGAATCGTTCGGAAGCCACAAGGTCTCGTTCTCGGTCGCTCCGATCGCCATCGCCGGCGGCGAATCGTTCGGAACGACGCGCCTGGTCCTGGTGATTCTGGCGAACGGGGTCTCCAGTAATGAAGCCATCGGCCTGCTCGAGATCGACCTCCCGCTCGACGGATACGATCTGACCTTCGACGACAGCATCGTCGTCCCGCGGCCTGACGATACAGTCGTAGTGCGCTGGGGAGAGGGGCAGACGACCTCGGCACCGCTCGACGATACTATCGTCGTGAAGAAGAACTAGGAGGCCCCGATGGGTGCCCAGACCAAGATCAAAGACCCCAACGCGGTCCAGCGGTTCTTCGTGGACTGGCGGAAGTACATGACCCAGGTCGGCGAGACCCTGACCGGGTCGTCGTGGACCGTGCCTGGGGGAATCGTGAAGGATTCCGACGGCTACTCGGCTGCGGGGCTGGTGAACATCGTGCTCTCTAGCGGAAGCTCCGGAACGCAGTACACTTTGGTCAACCGGGTCACGACCTCTGGCGGCCAGACCCTCGACCAGACTCTCATCATCGACGTCCAGGAACAGTAACAGCGGGTGTGGCTCACCGGCAGAGCGATCGGCTCATAACCGATAGGTAGACGGTTCGATCCCGTCCCCCGCTACCACAACAACGAGGAACGAGAGATGAAGCACTCCAGCAAGAAGATCACCGGCACCACCTTCGGCTCCAAGAAGGACATGGCCCCGATGGGCGAGAAGAAGAAGGTTGCGCCGCTGGCACACAAGTCCAAGTCGCTCGTCGGTCACAACACCCGCTCGCACGTCAGCCGTCTCAAGACGAAGATGTAAGGAGAGCGCGATGGCGAAGACTCCAAGCAAGAGCTCGCGAGGGAAGTTCGTCAACGACGGGCGTTTCTATCCATCGAGCAAGCCGGGCGGCCCTCACGCGCTGTGCGACACCGACGCCGATTGCGCGGCGCTCGCGCAGAAGCTCAAGCTCGACGACCAGAGCGGCGGCCCGTCCCCGATGTCGAAGGCGTCGCCGAGCGACAAGAAGAAGCTCGCCGCCTACGCCAAGACCGCGAAGCCGTGAGAGCCGAGGCCGAAGTCGAGCGCATCGAGCCTGACGTCCTGGAGTACCGTCCGGGGCGGACGGCGGAGCGTTTCCATCAATGCGACGACTTCGTGCGCGGCCTGATGGGTCCGGTCGGCACGGGCAAGTCCGTGTCGGCGGTGATGGAGATGTTCATGCGCGCGATCGGGCAGCGCCCCTACCAAGGCGTGCGGCGCACGCGGTTCGCCGCGGTCCGCAACACCTACCCCGAGCTCAAGTCGACGACGATCAAGACGTTCCAGGACTGGTTCCCGCACCACATCGCGCCGATCAAGTGGGACGTCCCGATCACGGCGCGCCTGGTCATGCCGCTCGAAGACGGCACAACGCTCGACATGGAGGTCTTGTTTCTCGCGCTCGATCGCCCACAGGACGTGAAGAAGCTCAAGTCGCTCGAGCTCACCGGCCTCTGGATGAACGAAGCGAGCGAGATGGACAAGTCCGTGCTCGAGATGGGCACGTCGCGCGTCGGTCGTTTCCCGTCGAAGCGCATGGGCGGCCCCACCTGGCGCGGGGTCTGGCTCGACACCAACCCGCCCGACGACGACCATTGGTACTACCACCTGGCGGAGGAGGAGCAGCCGCAGACGACGCTGCCCGACGGCTCCGAGGTCAAGTTCAGCTTCTTCCGCATCCCGCCGGCGCTGCTCCCGCATCCGTCGCGCGCCGACGAGTACATTCCGAACCCCGAAGCCGAGAACATCGAGAACATCGAAGGCGGCTACGCCTACTGGTACCAGCAGCTCCCCGGCAAGACCCGCGAGTGGATCAAAGTCTTCGTCATGGGGCAGTACGGCACCATCCACGATGGGCGGCCGGTGTACCCCGAATGGCGCGAGGAGTTCCATCTGTCGAAGACCATCATCGAGCCGATGCGCGGATTGCCGCTGCTCCTCGGGTGGGACTTCGGCCTCACACCTGCCGTCGTGTTCGCGCAGCTCACGCCGACCGGCCAGATCCGCGTGCTCGACGAGTTGTGCTCCGAAAACATGGGCATCAAGCAGTTCGCGCGCGACGTAGTGAAGCCGTTCATCGCGAACAAGTACGGCGGCATGGCGGTCCGCGCTTGGGGCGACCCAGCGGGACGCGAAGGCGCCCAGAATGACCAGGAAGCGACGTGCTACAAGGAACTGTACGCCGCCGGACTCGCCGCTTCGCCTGCGCGAACCAACGACTTCCTGACGCGACGTGAGGCCGTGGCGGAGCCGCTGACGCGACTCAACGATGGACAGCCCGGCCTGCTTCTCTCACCGACCTGTAAGATCCTTCGCAAGGGATTCAACGGCGGCTACAAACGCGCCCGAATCCAGGTCGCCGGCGGCATGAACGACATCCGCTACCGCGACGAACCCGTGAAGAACGAGTACTCGCACCCCCAGGACGCGCTCCAGTACATCTGCCTGGAGGTCAACGCGCCACGGAAGGTGCTCTCTCACGCCAAACGTCGTCCGGTGCGAGCGGCGCGCGCATCTGGCTGGACTTGAGGACTAACCAATGACGCTCGAAGCCATCCCAACCGACGTCCCCTTCGGCAAGCAAGCCGGGAAGTTCGGTCTCGTCAAGGTTGCGTCACGCGCCGACATCGAGCGCGCCCAGGAGATCTCGCGCGCCGCACAAGAAGCGCAGAACGCGCCCGAGATCCAGAACCTCGCTGCGTGGCTGCGGAGGGCGTGGGAGTCGGCGCGCCGCGCGAAGCAGCCGATCCAGACCAGGCTCCATGAGTCCCTGCGTCAGCGCCGCGGAGAATACGACCCAGACAAGCTCCAGGCCATCAAGCAGCAAGGCGGCAGCGAAGTCTTCATGCTGATCACGGACACGAAATGTACGGCCGCGCTGTCGTGGATTCGTGACGTGCTGTTCCAGCCCGGCGAAAGGCCGTGGAGCGTGGTGCCGACGCCGGTCCCCAACCTCCCGCTCGACATCGAGATCGCGATGCGCCAGCGCGTGACCGCGGAGTTCGTGCTGATGTCCCAACAGGGCGCCCCGCTCGGCCCCGAAGACCTCTACGCCGCGGCCGACATGCTGGAGGACGCGGTCAAGCTCGAGCTGGTCGAGGAGGCCCGCCGGCGTGGGCAGAAAATGGAGCAGAAGATCGAGGACCAGTTCGTCGAGGGCGGGTACTACCAGGCCCTCGAGGACGCCCTCGACGACCTCGTCACGTTCGACAACGCCTTCATCGTCGG